TGTTAGAACAAGAAAGAGCGGGTGGTGGACCACCCGTAGTAATAAATCAAGTGGACAATAGTCAGGCTAATCCTGTAATCTCAAACCAGGCTACACAGATTAAAGCCTCTGAAAGTCCTCACGCGCGTGAGTCCACCAAAGCTATGTTAGATCAAGCTTACGCTATGGGTTAAGCTTCTTCAGCTAACTTCTGGAAATACCCCATTGCTTCTTCCTCAGTACCACCACTATCTACTTCCGCAGTAGCAGGAGTGGAAGGTGGATTATAAGGTTGACCACCATCAAAAGGAACATCTTCTGATTTTGGTGCTGAAGCAACTTCTGTTCCAAGACCAAGAACCCTGTCTAACTTTTCTTTGAGTTCTTCAAAGGGTTTGAACTTATCATCACTAACAATCTCTTTCAAAGAATGTTCTATTTTCCAAATCTCTTCCATCTTATCATCATCTTCTAGAAGAGCAGAAGGAGTATCAAACTCACTCTTATCATAGTTAGAGAAACCTTCAACCTTACGGATCTTCATCTTGAAGTTTGCACCTTCCCAAAGGTCAAAAGGATTTACTGGAGTTTCATCTTCAAACTCTGGATTCATTAGGTCATTAATCTTGTCAAAGATTTTCTTACCATAACGATACAATTTCACTTGTCCTTCATTTTCAGGATTAGCGGGGTCTTTAATGACATACACATTAGATGTGTAATTCAGTCTACGTTTCTGTTTTCTGGCAATTTCCTTATTCGCCTCAATTCCAGAATTCCAAAGTTTGGAATTATGTTCACTAACTGGATCTTTTTTACCTTGAGTGGTCAAGGAATTTTCAATGTACCAGCCACCTGGTCCTTGAAATCCATGATTCCACATTCTTGCCCAAGGAAGATCTTCACCATCTGGAGCGGGGAGAAAACGGACAATGGAATAACCATTACCTGACTTGTCCAATTCTGGACGCCAGTAACGATCATCTGCTTCACCAAATGTATTAGGGTTGGAAATTTTCTCTGATTCTTTGATTAAAGAAGAGAGGTTGGATTTACGTTGTTTCTTCATATCTGCGAATGACATAGTATCCTTTCGTATTTTAATATGTGTGTATTGCAGTGTATACTAAGTATTATAACATATATTTGTGGTTTGTCAAGTCCTCCTTTCTATATTGGTAGTTTAGCGGTTTTGGGAAAAAAGTTTAACTCTTCTGCTTCTTCCCTTATTTGTACTTTAAGTTTTCCATTTACTAATTGTGCCGCAGTTTCAGGTTCCATTCCATTCATGTCACAATAATGTAAAACAGCATCCATATAACTTAAATTAGTCTGTTTAACTAATTCTTGAATCTTAACAAAAAATTCACTTGACGTTTGTGTTTGTAATGGCATTAGTAAAGCTCCTGTACTCTGTCACAAATTCCAAGCTTTTTCGCTTCCTTTCCATCCAACCATATGTCTTGTGGTGGAAGTAAAAATTTACGTATTTCTTTATCTGTTAAACCAGTACATTTTTTATAATGTTTTATCATTCTCTTGGTAGTTAAATCAAACTCTTTAACCGCAGCAAAAAGTTCATGTTCTTTCCCCCAAGATCCCCAACTAAATTGATGAGACAAAATAGAAGTATTTGGAGTTAGTGTTCTTTTTCCAACCACTCCAGAAATAAAAATCAATAATCCAGCAGAAGCAATCAATCCAAGTCCTGTTGTTTTAACTGGAATTGCTGATCCCTTCATCACATCAATGAGAGCAAAAGCCGCAGCAAGATCACCACCTGGAGAACAAATAACCAGATTTAATTCTTTATGCATCTTTTCTGTATTTTTAAAATTAGATTCTAATATCCATTCAATTGCTGATTGTGCGGAACTGATTGAAACCTCTTCCATTAATAAGTGTAAACCAGCATCACTTATACCACTAACTTCTTTCTTTGTTTCTTCACTTGCCATAATATATTGATTGTTTAATTGTTTGATAGACTTTTTGCCCATTTGCCCATCATTCCAAGGGGCTCTTCCACACTTTCAAATACAAAACTACGTCCCCTCATTTTAGAGTAAAACTCGCCAGACTTATTAGGCTTCCATTTTCCAGTTATTTCTTCTTTATCAAATCCAGGCCAATCTGCTGTATGATTAGTTCCAATTAACATAGCGTCCTTATCACCACCTGGCTTATAAAGTACGCTATCTTGTTCATACTTAGCCCCAAGCTTTTTAATAAGACTTTTAAACTCATTGTCTTGTTCACTATTTCCTATAACAAAATAACTATCTTCACCAACATCTTCAGCATCAGGTTTACCAAAGTTTTCTATGTATCTACCAGACACCTTAAAGTAACCTAACCCAGCTCTTCTAATATCTGATTCTAGTTTCTTATTTCTTTTTTTATTATCTTGATAAGTGTATGTACCCCGAAAAGCAGTCATCATACCCACAGGTCTATCACCCTTTAGATGAGTATTAATTCTTGAAAATGATGCTTCTTCTAGATAATGCTTAAATGGTTTCATGTCGTTATATTGTTTTTAGATTTGTAATCTGAGATTGCTGCTTTAATTGCGTCTTCTGCCAAGACAGAACAGTGGATCTTAACCGGTGGTAGCGATAATTCCTCAACGATGTCCGTATTCTGAACAGTATTTGCCTCATCCAATGTCCTACCCTTAATCCATTCAGTCGCCAACGAAGAAGCTGCGATTGCACTTCCACAACCAAAAGTCTTGAATTTGGCATCAATAATCTTTTCATCTTTATTTACCTCTATTTGAAGTTTCATTAAATCTCCACAAGACGGAGCGCCCACAAGAGCAGTACCGACAGATTTACTCCCACTATCCAAACTGCCAACATTTTTTGGTCTTTCGTAATGTTTAAGCACTTCATCTGAGTATGCCATTATTGCATCCAAGCTGGTTGACTATTAACCTCTGCGGATTTAATTGAAAAACTGGTAGAACAACCACACGTTGAAGTTGCTCTAGGATTTTGAAATCTTGGGCCTGGAGCTGATAAATCAGTAGACCACTCTATTTCAAGACCATCTATAATAAGATGACTTTTTCTATCCACGACTATTATAACACCATTAGACTCAAATGTCAAATCCCGCTTATTTGGATTATCAAACGTGAGTACATATTCATAACCAGCACATCCTCCACCCTTAACAGTAACCCTTAAAGGTACTTCATCACTTAATTCTTCATCTTCTCTAATTCTTTTGAAATTCTTTGCTGCTCTTTCGGTCAGTTGAATCAAAAGTCTCCCCTAGTAACGGCTTTAAGTGCATCAATTTGCTTATTAAGAATATCTGTACGATTCGGCCAGCGAATCCATTCTCTCTTATCACCATCCTTGGCAAGATTTTGAAGAAGGGGAAAAATTAAACTTTCCACCTCATTCATCCGTGTACTCCACTTGTCATTGAGTTCTTCTTTACGGTCAGTCATTTCATCACTCATAGACCTCATGCTTTCAGTCAAACTAGAAATCTTAGATTCTATTTTTTCTAATTCTGGTTTCATACTAGCAGTAGCAGTTGAAACTACTTCTTTAGCTGTATCTACTGTTTTTGTTTGTTGTGCTGCATATTCATCAGCACTCACTGTACTGAAACCAAAATCGTTTAAATCAGACATTGTTGTCTCCGTTACTGTTATGAAGTTGCTTAGATTCTGCATCTTCAGCATCTTCCTTATCTTTAAACCAGTAATCCGTGCTCTTTGCTAATACTGCCACATATGCGCCCACGAGAATATTAACTAAATCTCGATGTTCAGATAACAATGTTGTAAAGAACAACAGATATAATAAAATTAAAAATGTACAAGCTATAATGAGAGATAATGTAAATCTCGCTAACCAATTTAATTTCTTTCTGGTTTCAATTCTTTCATATTTTAAAGCTTCCACTGGATTTTTCTCCCATAATGCTTCTTCTGAAGCGTCAATCATTTCAACAGATGTATTAACCTTATTATCACTTTCTCTTTTTTTTCTAGTATTTTTTAGACCTTTTGGAATTTTAATCATTAATGTTCCTCATACTTAATACTATGTTCTTCAAGTAATAATTGTCGATTCGCCATATGTTCACCTTGAACATCATCTTTGTTTTGCCCCCAATATCCAACAGCATAACCATTCTCACACATCCACTTGTTTACGTTTGTCCATCCACCAAATTCATGTCCATCTTCTGTACAGTTAATCCAAATCTCGCCCAATACTCTACCAAACTTTCCTCGGCTGTCTGACTCTGGACATCTACATTGTATTTCAATATCATCTCTGTCTGACAATATTGCCCAATGTATCCACGATGTTAATGCTTTTTTGGATAGTTTACCATAAAATTTTTCTTCTAAATCTCGTGTTCGAGATTCAGGGGTGTCGATTCCGAGTAAGCGAATTCTGTTACATATCCGTACATCGAAACCCAAATCAAAAACTGCATCAATGGTGTCTCCATCAACAATTTTTTCTACTGCTGTTATATTGTATATAAATTCACAAGGTTCTTCATTTTTATATTCAGCCATTATACCTTTCTATAACCCTAGTACTGATTTATTCAGTTGGATTGAAGGGTTGCTTTGTTTAAGCGCAACCCTAAAAGCTCATTTAACTTACTTCTTTTCTACGAATTCATACAACTCAGATGCCTTCTTCTTGATATCCTCAATGGAATAAGAATCGGGCTGAAGTTCACTCCATAACTTCATGTTTGCTTCACCTTGTTCTTGTGCGAGTGACCATGCACTTGTCACATAATCTTGGTTGCGTTGAGCTTGGTCTTGGAGATAACCTTGTGCCATCTCTAAGAGTTTAAATCGTAGTTCAAATGGATTAGACATATTGTCCTTTCTCTGTGTGTGTTGTGTGTGTCTTACAAACATTATTGTTTATAAGTAACGGGGAATTTTTCTGTTCCCAAGGAAATTCCCCAACTACCTCGGCTATATGTTACGCAGCGAGTGCGTAAGCATATGCGGGACTATAATCGGAATTATTTGCGATTAAGTTTAATTTGATGTTGGTCATCGCCCTATTTGTTCTCTCTGTTACTCTCATTCACAATCGAAATCCTTGTCACCCCCATCAAATAAGCACAAAATCAAGACTCCAAATTAACACTAGCGTGATAATAAAAATAATTATAGCTATTGTAACCTCTTTGACGTCCATCTAATCTGATGCTCCTTTGGTGGAGGTGGCCGGAATCGAACCGGCGTCTTGCTAAACTACCCTACAGGTCATCAAACAAATTCTAAGAATATTTATATATTACATCTTTTAACGGTTGAATCCATCTATCCCGCTTTTCAATAAGTAACTGCGGTTGTTCATTTTCAACTGCCATAATTATGACAATTGTGTCTACAGGAATACCTGTTCTTTCTTCATATGCCACCGCATAAAATGCTCCTTGCATAAAATAACTATGGCAATGCTCCCATGCTTTTATTCTATTACTAGTCTTATAATCTACAACTGAAAGTCTACCATCAAATTCTGCTATCAAGTCAGTTCTTCCAGCCAATTTGAAATGGTCAGAGTAGAGCGCCCCCTCTACTACATGAATGTTGTCAATCCTATTTAATAATGGTTCAATAGATTGAAACATCTCAACTTCATTAGGCATCCCACTATCTAGAAATCCGTCTTGGTTTTTGATATACCTTTCACAGAGATTATGTACGCTTGTTCCTCTGCGGGAAGCTTTTGTCGAAACTTTATTGGCTTCCTTTTCTCCAACCCTTGCACGCCAAGCTTGTATACCAGCTTTGGACAAATTTGATAACAATGTTGTAATGGATTGATAGTTACCATTGGGTGTGACATAAAACCTCTTTCCATTATTGTATTCAACCTGCAGTTCATTTAAATCTGCGGGTACATGATTAAATTGTTTCATAATATTATTCTGGAATATTCATAGTACTTTTATAAGTGTTTCTTTTAATATCCTTTAGCCTATCCTTCATCCATAACGGCGTACTTTTCTTGTGCCCAGGCGATGAAATATTATCATACGCAAACCCAGGCACAGCAGGACTTTGCCTCACATCTCCATCATTACATTCCATACAATGACCCTCTGGCACTTTTCTATCTGCTATGGGTAATTGCTCTTCAAATGTATAACCACATTTATCACAAGCATAATCATACGTTGGCATTATAACCCTTTCAAAGACTGTAATAGTTTTTCTTATTATAAAAAATATGAGTATCAATTTTCACCGTTTTCTCCCTCGCTCTTGCCCATCTTGGCGGATCAATATAATCCGCATGATAATGAGTCGCATGATCTGTAATATCCAATAAATCTGGAGTCTTCATTACATACTCAGCAATTCTCTGAGATTCTCTCCATGCTGGACTCTCATTTGGAGTATCGCCTTTACCATCACAATACCAAGAAAATTGGCACTGATCTCTTTTGGGGAATCCACTAGAGGTATGTGCTCCTTCATAAACTACTCCACAAATTGATTCTGGATATTGTTTTGCTTTAACTCTATTGAGTGTTACTTGAGCAACCGCTAATTTTCCAGCAGTTGATTCAATTGCAGCTTCAAAATATATATTCAACGCTAAACATTTTTTTTGTTCTGGGTCCAAAAGTATTCTAGGTGGAAGCATTGATTCTTTATCGAATATGTGTGGGGTAAATTTTGCTTCATTAATCACCTTTGGCATAACCCAAATTTGCTGTGTAGTACCTGAATTTAATTGCACTGCTGCAAATAACATCAGACCTACAAATAAAATAAATTTCTTCATATGCCTCTTTTAAATGAGTTGACAATACCATTCTAGGAAATACTAGAATGTCTCACACTATTTAATTATTAGTTAATATGTGCTTTTTCAGCAGATGAGCCTTGTCGGCCGCGGCGTGGACTTCTAACTACCATATCAGTAGCCCATGTGTGAGGAAGGTAATCTTTATAATCAAAATCTGAACTCCATTTATCTTCTCCGAGTTCAGTAGTGAACTTCTGTTCACTGGAATTCCAATCCATTGTCAATTGTACACCAAAAGCTTTTGCTAATACTACTACAATTTGTCTAGGTAGCCTAGATCCACGTGTTACATCTAATTGCCTCAATTCAGCTTCCTCCGTTGTCTGCACACCATTTGCTGACTTCGTTAAGTTGATGATTCTCTCTTCTAAGGGTTTTATTATGTTCACGGTAGTAAATCTGGAAAAGTGTCTTTAACTAAGTTGTAGGTTAATCCCCTACATTTGATTTTTTTATCTTTTATTTGAAGAAGCAATTCTGCTTCTGAAGGATGTATACTTTCTAGTAATTCTATAAACAAATATTCTCTCCGTGATTGTTTTAAAGCGGTGTTTCCACCCTCAACAAACAAATATAGTTTTCTTACTAAACCATACAAATATGTAGGACTTGGTTCACTAGCATCACCTATAAATCTGTATGGTGGAACTCCTGGTGGTAACAGGAATTTGAGATTCGGGTCAAACGCATATCTTAGAAGTTCTCTAAGAGCTGAGTTATCATATTTGATTAAGGTTGCTTTCTTTTGATCCTTGGTTTTAGCCTTTGCGACTTCTCCAAATATAAACGGTAAACTTTCTGTTGCCATATCAAAACTCTTCAATATATTCCATAAGATTTTTCAAACGTTTATTTACAAAATAGTTCATCAATTGACTTCTGTCGCCTGATGACTGTTCTGTATAGCTGTTGATTATATTTATACAAATAGTTTCTGGTAATTTGCTCAAATCCACCAATTGTTCATTGCGATAATAATTTCTAAGAATCTCTTCTGTACCACAAAAATCTTTTGGGTC